GTAGTAACTCCGTATGCGCTAGTTAGCGATATTGTTAGTTACTACAAGCTAGGAACAAAGCCATCAGATATCAATTATTTTTCCGAGTCAGACATTATGATTGCAGAAAATATTGCAAGAACTCAAATCAATAACTACACTATGCAGGATTTTGGCAGAAGATATGATTACCAAGAAATATTTGGAATTGGTAGTGATGCTATAGAACTTACAGAAAGAATGCTTTGGGTAGATAAGTTGTACGAAAACGATCAACTTGTTGTAGATTACACCGCAAGCCCAACATATAACACCTTTGGGTTTGATGTAGAGTTAACACAAACTGGAAAAGCATTAAGAATTAAAAACAATCTTTTTGACACTCGTTATGACAATCAGGTAGACCCAACAATTTTTTCTTACGGAAGATTTAGAAATAATTCCCGCTATAAAATTATTGGAGAAATTGGGTATAATTATGTACCACAAGATATTAAACTTTGCACACTGTTGCTCTGTGGCGATCTACTGTCAAATGACGCAGCGTGGAGAAACAAATATTTGAAGAAAGTTTCTCTAGCCGAAGTATCTTTTGAATTAAGTGCTGGGGCATTAAACGGTACAGGAAATGTCATTGTTGATGGAATCCTAGATCAATATCGTAACATAAATATTGTTGTGATATAAAATGTCTATATTTCAATTAAACTCTTATGTAAACAGCTTTATGAATATGACAGCAGACATTTATTCTCAAAAGAATACACAGTCTCAAAGCGGTGCTATGACAAGACAATGGTTATACGAAAAAACAATTACTTGTAAGGCAATGGTTGTTAAGGATGATGGCGGTAAAGCTATTAGTGATGATAAGCAGTATAAAACTGGCAATCAGGGATATCAAGAAAATCTTCATGTTAAATTACAATCTTCTGTTAAATTAAGCAAGCGTTTTAGGGTTATGGGAATTAAAGCATCTGATGGAAGTCCCGTCTTTGTTGAGTCAGACAAATATGATCAGCAAAGCACCGTATTTGATGTTGTTTCTAGTCATGCAGTATTAGATCCTTTTGGAAAAGTAGCCTACTACGAAACAAATCTAAGAAGGGCACAGGTTCAAAACAATGATATCGCTTCGGTTTGAGAACATTAATACTCTTTTTAACGAGTTGGAAAATAAGATTGATGGTGTTAATCAGTTAATAACAAAAGAGACGGAATCTCAATTGGCAAAAGCAGTCTTTACAATAACTACCAAAAAGTTTATTAAAGATTTTGGTATAGAGGCTGCCCTAAATCCTAAAAAATATTTTCATATGTACGAATGGAACAGCGTTGGAAATCCAAGCAAAAAGTTATTTTCGATAAAAAGGCAATCCGCTTCTTATGGCAATTTAAAGATTGCTGTAAATTACAAGCAATCTAGAACACCAGTTCCCATTCCAGGAAAATTACAAGAATCTCGTAATAAAAACAAGAGAGTTAAAAAGAGATCCATATTTGTTAACAAGGCTGAGATTATGGAAACTGGAAAGCCAGTGTCTTTTACTACAAAACAGTATATTGCATTCTTGTCTCAAAAAGATGGAAAAGTTCGCTTTGTTGCTCCAGGAAAAACGGTAAGAATATCAAATCCTGGGGGCAACCTTACAAAAGGAGCGTTTGACAAGTTTTTAACAACTTGGTATGCAAATAACGTAGAGTCTGCTGTCTCTTCATCTGGTATGATAGATATGGTCGGAAAGCGTGTGGCTACGTCTTTAAATCAAAAGGGTGGCGGTAAGGTTGCAGCAAAAGAAGCTATCCGAATTGTTGCAGAATCATATTCACAAGGAGTAACTGAATTATAATGACTGATTATTCAAAATTGGCGGTATACGGAATTAATGATTATGTTTGGGCAAAACTTAAAGAGTCTGGACTTTTTGACGAGCAAGACTACTATGTAGATGAGTTTGCAGATTTTGTAATTCCAATTATTCCCGCCCAGCAAATACCTGAGTTTAACAATTTGTTGCCAGGAAAAACCTATTTAATTTATGATTATGAAATTCTTAGAACTGGAGAGAACTATTGGATCACAGAAGAAATTCTTACTTACAACATTGTGTCTCCAAGTTATGATAAGATTAATCAAACTATTACATTTATCCAAGCCACATTAAGCAAGTTTGATGATGCAGCCCATGATATAAATGCTTATAATAATAATGCAACACCATTTGAGTACCATTTCTTATATAACGAGAATACCATATCCCCTCAAAACTTTGTTACAGAGGGCGGGTTTATGGTCGGTGAAACTCAAATTAGATATACTTATGTAAGAAAAGATTGAGATTGCAGCAAGTTTGTCTTGTTGTCTACTCATGATAAAATAAAAGAGAGGAAGTGAAATTCGCCAATACCTTAAAAAAGAAAGGTAGGTGAAAAATAATATGGCAGACGTAAGAAATATTTTAGTTGGTGCAGCGCAAATTTTCGTTTCAACAGGAACAGGAAATAACCGCCCATCAACAATTCCAGCTCAAGGAGATCTTAACTTCACAGCATCACAAAGTGCAAAGTCGTACCTTGGAAGTGCAAGCACAAAGTGGAGAGATGTTGGTTACACCAACTCTGGTCTTGAAGTTTCGTATGAACCAGGATACAACGATGTAAGCGTAGATCAGTTGCTTGACGCAGCTCGTCTATTCAAGGCATCCATCAGGGTTATGCTAAAGACAGAACTGACAGAGGCAACTCTTCAGAATATCAACTTGGTATTCGGACAGGCTGAAACTTCAACTGTATACACAAATGCAGGTGCCAGCGCATCTGCTTCAGCAATCTCGGGAAGTTATGCTGGTGGAACCGCAACAGGTTCAGCAACACTCAGCATTGCAGCTGGAGCACTTGGTGACGCACCAGTTGAAAGATCAATTGTTGCCGTTGGAAACGCTCCAACAACAATCTCTACAACCGCAATTGGAGCACCAGTTTCCGCATCAGCAGCAACAAATAAAGAAAGAGTTTATGTTGCTCGCAGAGTAGTCCAGGTAGAATCTTCATCGCATGGTTTGAAGCGTGATTCTGCAACGGTATTCCCCGTTCAGTTCCGTTGCTTACCAGACGATAGCGATAGCTACGATGGCGCAGAATACGGCGTTATTATCGATAGAATTTTAGGCTAATCAATAGTTTAATACTTTACATAGATACCCTCCAGAAATGGGGGGTATTTATGGTTTTAATTATATTATTGGTATAATGTTATAAGAATATAAGGAGGATGCTTTGCCAACTACAGTATACGATGTTGAGGAAATTCAACTATCAAACGGTAAAACACTAACAATCAAACCGCTTACAATTAAGCACTTAAAGAAATTTTTAAAAGTTATTAAGAAGATGGATGATCCAGAGATCACAGAAGAAGACCAGATTATGGAAATCTTTATTGAAGGTGCTATGGTCTGTTTAGAACAGTTAATGCCAGATCTTGCAGAAGACCGTGATCTATTTGAGGACACTATCGAAGTGCCTACCATGATGAAAATCTTGGAGGTAGCTGGGGGGCTAAAACTGAATGACCCAAACCTAGCACTGGCGGATCTGGCTGGGATGAACTAGATCTCGCCAAGTTAGAATCTGAAGTTTTTCTTCTTGGACACTGGAAGAATTATGAAGAACTTGAATCTAGCTTATCGGTTGAAGAGTTGCTTGCAACAATTCGGGCGATATACGAAAAAGAGGATAGGTCAAATAGATTCCAGGCTGCAATACAAGGTGTAGACATGGAAGAACAATCGGACTCTACGGCTCAAGATGTTTTGGGTCTTAAGGGTTACGAAGCCCAAAAAGCGGGATTTGGAATAGGTCTTGGTCTTGGGTATATGGAGGAATAATTAGTGGTAAACCGCATTGATATTGAAGTTAGTGCTCTTGGTAATTTTTCGCAAATTCAAACAGAGCTTACTAAACTTAAGGCTACCATTGCCCAATTACAATCACAACCACTATTAGGAACTTCTGGTCAGGAAACCGCTAAAGAAATTCAAAATGTTCAAAAGCGATTTGACCAGATGGTTCTTTCAACAAGAGCCTTCAATGTTCAAATGGTTGAAATGTCCGACTCTGTGGACAAGTTTGGTCAAAACCTTGAAAGAGGAAAATTAAAACTTCACGATTACTTTAAGATTTATCGGGAAAATGCAAGAGGAATAAGAAACGAATTAGATGAACTTGCTGACAGACAGGCAAGAATCGGAAAGTCCGTAATTATTCCAGATGCTCTCAAAACGGGTTATTCAAGAGTAATCACCAGCATCAACGCTGATCTCAAAACACTTGGGGCACAGGAAGATGCCGTAAGAATTAAAGCACAAGCTTTAAATACCGTCATTCGTGGAATGGGTACCGAACTTGTTAACTTGGGTAAAAATACCCAGTGGGCAGGTAGACAACTTACAGTTGGTCTAACGGTACCCCTTTCTGCATTTGGGGCAGCAGCAGCAAAAGCTTTCCGAGATGTAGATAAAGAGTTGACCAGAATGGCAAAGGTTTATGGAGATGGAGTAACTCAAACATCAGAGAAAACTATCTCCGAGATTCGTTCTCAAACTTTAGCTTTGGCAAATGAACTTGCTGCAACATATGGTATGGCAGCACAACAAACCGCAGCAGTTGCTGCTGATTTAGCTGCTACTGGTTTGCAAGGAAATGACCTACTTAAAGCAACTAAAGAAACTATGCGACTTTCAACTCTTGGTGAATTAGATCAGCAGAGTGCAATTAAGGCAACCGTAGCCCTTCAAAGAACTTTTAGACTTTCTACCAAGGATTTGACTGAATCTATCAACTACCTAAACGCAGTAGAAAACCAAACAAGCACATCACTCGGGGATCTCGTTGAAGGATTGCCTCGTGCTGCTGTTGTTGTTAAACAGTTGGGTGGTTCCTACAAAGACCTCTCAGCAATGATGGTCGCTATGCGTGAGGCAGGTGTTCCAGCAGCAGAAGCAGCAAACTCCATCAAATCGGCAATGGCTTCTATTATTAATCCCAGCACAAAAGCAACAGAGTCCCTAAAGTCTTTTGGAATTGACATTCAAGACATTACGACAAAAAATGCTGGAAATCTTATTGGAATGATTCGTGATTTGCAATCTGCCCTAGACTCTATTGGCGGAACCAATAAGGTTCGAATGATTGAAGAAATATTTGGAAAGTTCCAGTTTGCTAAAGTTACAGCCTTGCTAGACAACTTAGGAAAAGCGGGAAGCCAGACTCAAAGAGCATTCCAACTTGCAGCATCGTCATCCTCACAACTTGCAACCTTGGCGGAATCAGAATTAAAGCGTCAAACAGAAAGTGTTAGCGGTAGATACAATAGAGCAATTCAAGATTTTAAAACTAAAATTGTTCCACTTGGAGAGCAAGTAACAAAGTGGGCTACTACCGCAATGAATGTTTTCAACAAGTTCCTGGACATATTGAACAAATTTGCTCCACTTAAAAATCTTTTCGTTGGTTTGTTTGGAGGCTTGGCTATAGTTGGTCCAGTCCTCATGATGACTGGTATTATGGCAAACCTTGTTGGATCCATTATTAAGGGTGCAAACGCCTTTAGAATGTTTAAAGACGGATTTAAAACGGGCGGGCTAAGAGAAGCTTTCTCTAGTATTCAAAACTTCTACCAGAACATTGATATTAGTGCTATGGCTGCAGCACAAAATACTCAACAGTTTGGAAGCAACGCCCTTAATGCTGTAAAGGCTTTTGAGGTACTTAACCTAGAACTTGTAAAGTTGAAAGAAAGACTTCATGACCTAGCCTTACACCCAATCACATTAAACCTAAAGACAAACTACGCAAGCCTCTCTGATGAAGAACTATATGCAATGAATCTATACGAAAAAGATTCTAAGCAACAGGGTGGAGAAAGACCACATTATACATCAAAATCAGATGCTATGCGAATGTATCAATCAAACCCCTCATCCTACAGACATTTGCAGGAAATTGAAAAGGATTACATTTCTCAACACGGACCACAAGAAGGTGCCAGAAAGTTCAAGCAATACTTTGAAGAAGGTCAGTCGGCACAATATGGCATGGTTCAACAAGGTGGGGCAGCAGCATTACTTCAACAAAGATATGGAAAAGAAAATGTAATCTATGGTCCAAAGTCGGGAGTAACTAAAGAAGAAATTTATACAAGAGAGGTAGCCAGACTTGTTGACATTCACGATCAAATCCTTACTGGGAAAATTAAAGATCAAGAGTTGGCAGCAGAACAACTAACAAGAATTCTTGGAACAGAAAGCAAAAAAGATCAGACTCTTAATGCAGCCGAATTATCTAAATTAGAATCTATTGTTGCTCAGGTTACATTTGCCGAAGAGCAAATGGAGAAGGCTGTTATTGACAATCTTGTTCAACAAAAAGCAGTTCTTTCAGGTTCGGCTGAGTCTATTGAAGAATTAAATATCGAAATAAAAAGAATTATGACTACTGGAGATCCTAAAAGTAGGGCTGCAAGAGTGGGTGCTGCTTGGAGTAACTTCTTAAACACCTTGTCTCAAGAAGCCATTGATGAAATTACAACATTGAGAAATACTTTGTCTACTTACGCAGGTGCATCTACCCCCCAACAGACTCTGATGATGGCAAGAAATGTTGAGGCTCGTATTGCAAGGCAAGCCCTTGAAGCTGGAGACATTCGTGCTGCACAACTTGGTCCAGGAGAAACAATGGGTGCTCAAAGAATTAGATCTGCGCTTGTTGCTTACACCCCATCATTCCCACAAAAACTTCAAACGGGAGGAAGTCCTTGGGTTCCTGGAAGCGGGGATGGAGATAAAATTCCTGCACTACTTGAGCCAGGGGAATTTGTTGTTAATAAAAACGCAGCAAAGCAATACGGTGGGCTACTTAACGACATTAACTTTAACAAAGCTCCAAGATTTCAAACTGGAGATAAGGTAGAAACAAGTAATGCTTACTCTGCAGAAGAATTAAGTCAAATACTTGGTAGAACAAGAAAAACTCCAGGAAAAATACATCCAGCAACTGGAGCATTTGGTGCGTCAATTGAAGGTATGTCTGTAGAAAGAATAAACGCACTAATGCTTGGTGCTGGTATTGATCCAAAAGATTACTTAGAGTCTATTAGAAAAGGTGCAATCGCACTAGATAAGCAAGACAGACTTTATCACACAGCTGGTCATGTATTTTTAGATGGGCTTAATCCCCCAAACAAATCAGATTTAATTAGAAAACTAGACGAATCAATTACAAGAAAAATAAGTGCTATGGGCGGAATGTTAAATGATACAAACAATCCCCTTCATAGAATTACTGATTCTGTATTTTTTGGCTCAGGAGACTCTAGGTTATTAAGTCACTGGAGACAATTTTCAGTACAGTCAAGTAGAATTGATAGTATTGGTAGAAGATCTCCGTCTAACCAAAGAATAAAAACTTTTGGTGACGATGGGGAAATGATTAAGTATGACAAGTTGGTTGGAAAAGCACCAAAAGGTGGCGAAAAAACAACCTTCTTCCATTCTGCAAATGAAGATTGGTCTAGATCAATTGGCTCAAAAATACTAAGAAGGCAGTTGGGGGGAGGGGTTCCAGGATTTGTAAGTGGCGGCTCCACCCTTGAAGATATTTGGGGCGATAATCAAAGAATATATCGTGCACCACAATGGCAGG